ACCACTAGTTTGATTAGATAAGTCCAAAATTGCTTTGTTATTACGAATAGTTGCAAATGATAGGTTGTCAATTTGTTCTGTAAAATCACCCATTTTACTTGGCAATTCTTTTAAAACACCTTTTACAAAGTTAAGAAACTGATTTTCCATTTCTATTAATTTTATTCTTGCTTCTCTTACAAAAGATGCCAATGCATCTCCAAAGAGTCCAAGTTTTTCAATACCAATTGCAACAAACTCAATAACTGAATTAGCTATTCCCATTCCAAATTTTTCAAAAGTTTTATCTCCACCTTTCATTTTTACAAGAAAATCAGTTAATTTTTTAGACATATTTTGCAGAATAGGAATAAAACCTGAAGCTATATTTGCAGATATAGCCATAATTTGTTTTTTTACAATGTTTATAGAATCTGCAAATTTTTCGGCTTTTTTAATGGTTTGAGAACTTATTATAATTCCAAGATTTTCAGCCTGTTGTTCAAACTCTTTCATCCCTTTAGATCCATCTTTTAAAGTATTAACTAAAGAGACACCTTCTGAATCAAAGAATTTAAAAGCTAATCTAACCTTTTCAGCAGAACTTGTTGTGTTTTGTATACCATCAGCAACTTCAAACAAAACATCTCTTACAGGTCTTAGGTTTCCATTAGTATCTGTAAGCTGTATTCCAAGCTGTTCAAAAGCCCTTTTTGATTCACCTGTACCTCTAGCTGCTTCTGCTGCCCTTCTTATAAACCTTTGCAGTCCCATATCAAGAGCTTCAACCTTTACGCCTGTTTGTTCTGCAGCAAACCTCATAGACTGTAAAAACTCAACCTCGATACCTAGCTTAGATGATGTTTTACCGAGTTTGTCCATAAAATCAATATTAACTTTTACTAAAGCAGCCAATGCAGTAGCAGCACCAGCAGCAGCTAAACCAATCTTTGCAACTCCTTTAGTAACTTTAGCAGCACCACTGCCAACGCCCTTTAAACCTTTAGTTACACTATTAAAAGCTGCTTTTGTTTTATTTATTGCTGTTAATTCAAACTTTACTTTTTTATTTGCCATTATTCCTCTTTTCTTCTGCTAGTTCCAAATACGCTATCCAGCCTTGATATTCTTGAACACTAATGCCTTGAAGTTCCTTTAAGGTTTTTCCAAGTTTTTCTGCTAGTGCATATTGCACATATAAATTAGTGTCCTTTGCTATTTTTTTTTGACATCCTCAATAGGCTCTTGTCCCATAATGTTTTGTGCAACATTTACTAATATTTCACGATCAACATTATTTAATAAGGCATTTTTATCGCCCAAATCAAATAACTTATCTCCATTTGCATCAAGTGCTTTGTATATAAGTACATAAGCCATCATTGTTAAATCATCTTCTTTACTCATTTTATAAAGTTTAGAAGTTTCAGCTAACGTTAATGGCTTGCTGTAAATTTTTAAGGGCTTATCATCCTCACCCCACTCAGCCACCTCAATTACTTTTACATCTTGATCCTCAAAATGCTTCTTTGCTCTCTCTATAGCACTCATGGTTATACTGTCGCTGTAGTAATAACGCCAGTTCCCTGAACGCTTATACTTGCTTCAACCATTCCATCAAATGAACCAGTAATAGTTTTACCTGTTACCAATGCAGTTCCGCTATAGTATGTATCGCCTGAAGCTGATCCTTCTGGATAAAATACTAAAGTTACTGATGCACCAACAGCTAATGCTACTTGACCTGCCGCATCTGTTTCATCCCAGAAACAATCAACACTTCCACTGAAACTTGTTAGACTTGGCAAATATGTTCTTGCTGCATCTCCCATTTTTGTAGTTTCAATAGTATCTGCTGATTCCTCTAAAGAATAAGATTTAACTTCAGCTATAGTTGCACTTCCAACTTTAACTAAGCCTTCACTTCCTTTATGTGTTGCCATTCTTTATTCCTCGCTTTTTTTACTTTGTTTTGAAGAAGATTTAATTTGGGCTGCTTCTTCTTTCCAACCCTTTTCTTTTAGATACGCCACTTTATGTTCTGGAGCATCTATAGAATCTTTGCCATTTGGACTAATCATTTTCATAATATATTCCTAGTTAAACTGCTACGTCTGGAGCTTGTTCCTTGACGTAATAGTTGGTTAAAAAATTAAGAGTAGCAGTTGCTAATGGTGCTTCTCCTTCCGCATTAAAATCAATTTCAGTTGACTCTAAAAAACAATCTTTAGCTAATCCATTTAGTGTAGGATCAGCAGCTATAGCTATTTCAACTTCTTTTGCTGAAGTATCTATAGTGTCATCAAAATTGCTTGTAGCTTTTACATAAATCTCTACAGCTACAATTAAGTTTCTGCTAGATAATCTATTTATGCCTATTACTTCTGGAGTAGAATCTTCAGATTTTGTATAGACCAATAAAGCTGGTGTACCGCCAGTAGCTAATGGATATACCCTTGATTGATATACCCTGTTACCAGTAGTTGTTAAATTATTAAGAGTAGATCCTATCTGCTCTCGTATTTGTTGTCTTACATGATTAGCCATTATATTTTCTCTAACTCCAATGCTGTAAAACCTGTTCTATCGCTTTGTATAGAAACAATGGTGTAATTTGCTGCTGGACTTAATGTATTGCCCTCAACATCTTTAATTGCTGATACTTGTAACGTATTACCATGAGCAATGCTTGGAACATCTATTGATCTGCAATATGCAATAGGTTGAGTAGCTTCAACTGCTACCTCTAAACCTTCTTGTTCTATAAACTCATTGTTTAAAATAATATTTATAGTTGTAGCAGTACCGCCACTATTAGTAAAAACGCAACTTACGCCATGACCATAAGAAATATCAAGATAAGCAGACATATCTTCTTCTGTTTCCATTAAATACTGACTCATAATTATTGCAGTGCCAGAACAAGCTGTACCATTCCTACATTATCTGGTTGTGCATTAACTACAACAAAATCTGTAGCTGGTGTTAATGTATTGCCATTATTAGTTGTTATAGCATTTACAGTTAATCTATCGTCAATACTTATATAAGGTACGTCTGTTGCCTTTACAAAAGCCACTGGCTGATAACCTTCTACACCTACAGTTTGACCATCAATATTAAAATAATCTTGGTCAATAATAATATTTATATTTGTAGAGTTTCCAGAATCAATATCAAACCAATCATCTATGTTTCCAAGTCTTTGATCCCATAAAGAATTTTGCACTTCGAAAAATGTAGCAGTAACACCGCCAATCTGCGGATCAACATAACTGCTGAAATCCCTGCTACTTTCTAAAGCCATGATTATTTAGAAGCTCTTTTTTTAGGAGATTTAACTTCTGAAGTTTTTAAACCAACACTTCTATCAACCTTTTTTGATACAGGTTTTTTAGAAGTTTCTTCAGCTTTAAAATAACCAACCAATTGATTACCAATATCTTCGTTAAGTTCAACTATATCTCCAGCAGAAACTTTTTTACCTGCTGCCATAGTGTCTTTTAAAATTAAGTAATTTTTCATATTTAAGATGGTGGAGTTTCCCCCACCATTCCATTTAAGCATTAACTAATTAGTCGCTTGATTTACAGAAAGAAACTGCATGTCTTACAGCTACATCGCAAGTCTGAAGTGCTACTACTCTAATAGTTCCAGATTTTGAATGAGTATAAGGATCAACAGTAATATCTAGTGAACCATAAAGACCAATTAATAAGTCTGCAAAATTACCAAAGTAGTAATCACCAGCAGTAACTTGATTTGATCTAACAACGTCATAGCCATTAATTTGACCATCGCTACCAACTATCATTTGACCAAAGCCACTAGCTTTATCTACAGATTTAAGAGTTCCCCAATCTGAAGGTTTAGCTATGTATCTTAGGTTTCCTTGTAATGCATTATCAGCAGAAACAGCAGATTCCATTGCAACTAACTCTACAAATGTAGGTGTAGCAGCAGCAAAAGTTGTTGTGTTAATACCTGAAGTTGCAGAAATACCTGTTGGCTGTCCTGAAGAACCAGTACCAGCTAAAGCACCTAAATCAATTGCAAGAGCAATAGCTTCAGATAAGTCATTTCTTACTAGGTTTTCAACATCTAAGCTAGATTGTTGTAACATAAGTCTAGTCATTTCAGTATGTCCACCAATTACTTTTGGAGACATTGTTACTGAACCAACTGTAAATTCACTTTCAGAACTGTTACCGCCTTCAGTTGCTATCCAAGCAGCAGAAGAAGCAGCAGTTTTCTTAGGTATTACTACGTTTCCTTGTAATCCTCTAAGCATAGTTGCACCAGCGTTCATTACTGATGATTTGTTTCTTAGTACGTCTATGAAGTCTCCACCCCTGTAGTCTTGTGCTATTAAGGATGCATCATCAGATGTATTTAAGTCTCTTTGTCCCCAAGATCTTAATAAATCTGCTGGCATCATAATACCTTGTGCAGTTTTACCTTGTTGTCTTGCAGCTTCATTAGAACATTCAAATTCAAATGCAGCAGCTTCTTGGGCACGTCTGTCTGTTGGATTTGCTAAAGCATTGATAGCTCTCACTAATGAGAACTCTCTTACTTCTTCTTTAGTCATACCAATTTCTGATGGAGTTTCTAAAGGAGTGTCGTTAGAAATATTTTCTAATAATACACCTCTAAATTCTTCAACTGAAATGCCTTCACCAATTGCTTTATGAGCTAAATCTCTTTTATTGTGTTTAGCTGCTAAGTCTAAAATCTCTTTTGAGTTTTTAGCCATTTCTTTTTTAGCAGCATCAGCACTTTGGGATCTAACTTCATCAAGATTAATTTCTTGTTTTTCGTTTTCCATTATTTTTACCTTTGTTGTTTGTTTTTGTTTATCTTTAGAACGACCAACTCCGACTAACCTACTTTGATCTGCTGGAACACTAACAGAAGATACTTCCATAGGTGTCCATTGAGCTTTGTAATAAGTTTCGTCATCATCATCCATTCTTGTTAATTTATCGACTCTATAACCAACAGATATATTCATTCTTATTCCATCTTTTACATCATCGAATACCTCGCGAGCTAGGTTAGACTTTCCAAATCTAACAACTGCTATTGTCCTTTTAGCAGTCTCATCAAGTTTAAATTCTTCAATCACCCCAATTACTTTTGTCATATCGTGATCTAGTAATAAAGGTGCTCTGCCAGATGCTATAAACTCCATGTTTATATCTCCAACATCATGTCCCAGAACTTCCATCCCAAAACTACGTTCAACAGGTTCAGTTGATGAAACTCCAACGCGTACCATTCTGTTTTCTTCATCGATGTATTCAGAACGTGATAAATCAATAGTTCTATATTTCATAGGCATATCAATTACTTTTCGTTCTTCCTCATTTGAATCAGACATAGATACTTCATCAGTTATCTCTACTTCCTCACCTTCATGTTCTTCATCCTCATGCTTTGCAAATTCAACAACAACAGTGCTGTCTGTTTCGCTAACATTGAGGATATGTCTATCTTCTTTATTTTCCATAGATTTTTCCTCACTATTAAGTGGATGTTTTTCCAATTCGTTAGAATTGAAATCGTTAAAATCCCTTATGGGATTAATTTTTCTCAAAGCACTAAATTTGTGTCCTACTTCTATATCTGTAGGCTCACCGCTTCTATAAACTTGTATTAATGCGGCTGGATTTTCTTTTGTTCCAGTTAAAGTAAAATCACTATTTGGAACATTTATTGTTCCATCCCTTTCAATTTTTGTTATTTTTCCTTTAGCCCTACCGCCTGAACTATTCCAACTAACAAAATCACCAGTTTTTAATTGATCTGGCATAGCTCTAT